CAAGTAATGGCGAGTTTCACTATTACTGAACCTAGAGATTGCTTTGCTGGATCTCGAGCCTCGGAAGAGGTAAGCTACAGCATTAGAGATGAGACTGGATCTCGAGCCCTGAAAGGGGTAAGCTACAGTCAAACCAAAAGTGAGAAGTTTAGAAATAAACTTCAATATGAGAGAGATAAGTACCTACGACAGATAAGATCAAGAGTAAGAATTATATGTGACAGTAAAACGAAAGAAGACAGATGGACGCCTAGTTATATTTTGCGCGAGTTTCACGCGAATAAAAACAGGCAGTACATCAGTTGTAATAACGTTATATGTCAGCATATAGATTGTAAGAAGAGTGACATTAAAGTAGGTAAGAATTATATTGAAATGTGTTTGAAAGCAAACGAACACTATTGGAATGACGATGAGCTCAGAAATCAAGTCGTTGACCTAAGAATTGTTAGCGATAAGTTGAGCAAAATCTATAGTATAGAAGAAGCTGTTGTGATGTTTCACAACGAATTAGCACACTTTAAAAGATCAAGTGTGCCAGCAAGGAAATGCTGTAAAACCCATGGTGGTTACCATGTAAAAAATACGGAACCATTGGACCAGACAGTTAGTCCAATTCAAATAAATAGCTGCGAAGTGGTAAAGGTAAAGTTAGAACCACAAATGTACCCACAACCCAGTGGAAATCTAATCCATGATATTAACCAATTTTATTGGTTATCACAATTCATTAATGAAGAAGAATTTGTGAAAACATGGGTTAGAAAGTGGGGGAGCCAAAAAGATGACGTAATGGCTCTCCAAGATAAATATCCACAACATCGTGTGGAAATATGCTATGCATTATCACGTATGGCAAATTTAGGGTATCGAGCGCATGGAAGTTTTCAGTGGATGCCCGTCCGATCTAAAGTTGCGTTTATAAATAATAGATTGGATTTACATAAATTCATGAATAGTGTATCCGATAAACCACGCGGAGTTCAGCGCACTATATATCATGAATTTATACGTCAAAATGCTAGTAATTGGAATAATATATGTAGCTCCAATTCTGGCAAAAACATTCGCAAGTTTCTCCAGCGAATGAAGAAATTAGATTTGAGCACTAAGGAATTGCCATATTTAAGTCCCCAAATGTTTAGTAGAATGATGTTTGGCGATGCCCCACAGCAATTTGCACGAGCATCTCAGAATATGGCAAATAGGTTTGAAAATGTGTCTAGGCAATTCGAAGGAACTTCTCGAAGAGTTAATACGTTCCTAGACGACATGAATCATAATTTTGAGCAAACCACCGAAAAAATACAGAGCTTTGTTGAACAATTGCAACAATGGATTCCCAATATTCCGAAATCATCGGAATTGTTCACCAAGATTTTTAATTGGGTTATCAAAATATCAGCTCTGTCCTATTATTTTATGCACACCAAGGACGATGTTAATTGCCAAGTGTCTGTAGTTCTGGCCGCTATAAGCAGTGAGTTGAGCACTGTTGCAGGCGTATGTATGCCTGCTTTGATAAAAGCATTTGAGAATATAGCCAGTAAGATAAGTAATAAGATGCAGGCACAAGTTGGTGATGAAGATGTCTATACAATTATGTCATCAGTATGGGCATTTTTGAAAGGCCTTGCATGTGGTGTGCCGGTGTTAGAACGTTATAAGTTTGATTTGAAAACAAAGTACCTAATTAACATGATGAGTTGTGTGAACACCATGGCCAATTTTGGTGACATGTTGATTAGGATGTTTCAAATGTTATTTGAAAAATTTTGTATTTATGTTGTCAAGAGAGCCGATTGGGTCCCAAGGTTAGCCGCGAATCATAAAGTAGTTAGATTACTGGAGCGTTGGAAGAATGTGGAGAGTGACCCAGAATATGCCAAATTTCAAACTAATAGAAGATTAATATTAGAAGCTGTCAATATTAGAGCCGAATTGGTGGAGATTGAGACTAACATATTCAAACAAGGAATTGATCCCTATAAAGGAGTTTGTTTAGTTTATGTTAAGTCTCTTAGGGTGGTTATTGATGGATTGCTAGCCACAGTTCCGGAAGCTATGAAATTGCCGTATGCAAAACAACGCACGCGAGCTCTGTGGATACACATGATAGGTGCTCCTGGTGTCGGAAAGTCATCGTTTATTTCCAATTGGCTAACCACGGCATTGATGGCTAAGTTGGAACCGGCACTGGGCTATGAATCGGCTAAAAATTTGTGCTACTACAGAGGCGAGGCCAAGTATTGGGAAGGTTATGCGTCACAGCCTGTGGTAGTTTATGATGATTTATTCCAGGTTTATAGGAATGATGAGTTGACGTATCAAACTATATCCGAGTTGACTCAAATTTGCAATGATGGACAAGTGCCACTTGACATGGCGTTTACAAAGAAAGGAACAGTTTTCTTTAATTCACGTGTCATTTTATCCACTGGAAATGATGATTTTGTTAATCAACCATTTGTCGTGCAGAATACATTATCAGAGGGCCGGCATTTGGAGCGTAGACGAGATTTTGTTATTAAAATTGAAGTCGATGCTGAAAATATGAATGCGGCAACTGGTGCAATAGACCCGGCACGTGTTTTTCAGGAGTTTGATGGCGAAAATCCATATTCAGTGTTTAAACCGCAAGTCATAACTATGACTGTATGTGACTCCACAGGTGTGCATCAGTTGCGAACTGGCTTTATAGAGGATATTATGCCTAAATTGATCGATGATATAGTCGCACTAGATGAACGACGGCGTGCTGCAACTAATAATATGGAGCCAGTGTATAAGAAGTTGTATGAACGAATGAAAGGCCAATGTTTAGACAACGATGATTGTGATTGTGTTGAATATAAGTTACAATCAGTTGATATGCCACATAATCACTCTGCATTGGTTAGAGCATCTATACAAGGAAAGTTGAATATACAAGGTGACACAGACAGAGGAGCTTTTAGCTTTGTTGCAGCCCTAATCCGATACTTGGAGTTTTACAAGTTTTTAGAAACATGTGGATATAACCGTTGGCATTATCTGTTTCCCAATTTGGATGATTGCACTATAACTAGGGCGGCATATATGCAAAAGGTGGCTGACTACTTAATTGAGAATATGAAGCGAAATTTTCTGTTTAGACATGCTAGTGTCGATGTCATGCAGCAATGGATCAACAATTTACATAGATACTCGGGTGAGTTATATATACCAGTTGGTAGACCTAAGTCACAAGATTATACTTACATACCAGAACACCAAAAGCTGGTAGCCCGAGCATCCGCTGCAGTATCACTCCTAAATTTAAATAAGTATGGAGTCAATCGTATGCTGGCTGAAATTCATAGGATTCAACATCAAGATCAGTTCGTACAAGAAGATATTATGTGCGAAAAGAAATGTGTGGAGGACAATATGGTGTATTTTCGTCAGCGTCGAACGTGCAACTGTGAAGCCCACATTTTACATGCTGCTGGTGTCGGAAGACGGATGCTTATTAGCGCGTGTGAAGAAGGACGACATAAATGGGAAATGGTTGCACGTAAAGATGGTACAGTGTGTGGCTGTAATTATCAAGGTTATTTGCCACTTTTTAAGAAGATAGCGCTGTATGATAATAGTGTTGCTGACAAGCATGAGGAGGTTGCACCCACTTTTTATGCTGCGCGACTAGACCAAGATCCGATGTTTTGGACTAAAGAAATATGGAGTGCCTTCATTTCAGATGTTCCTGTAATACAGACTGTTATTATTGCCCTTATAGCTAAGTTTGCATGGAATAGATACTGGGACAAGAAGAAAATAGCACCACAAGAGTATAATGGAATGAATGATACTCAAGTGTGTAGGATTGACAAGAATGTGGCGCTTATGACAGTCTACTATCAATCTGGAGTCCAGCGAACAAAAGTTGGAGAGTCTAGTGGCTTGGCAGTTGGCAAGAATGTTATTGTTGTTCCTAAGCATTATTATACGCGAGCCAAACAATTTATAGACTCTAAGGCTCAAGGCATGACAGTTGTGTTTGGCGTAACTATCGGCACACAAGTAGAGCAAATTGTGAATGCTAGTGCTATTTCTTGGATGGCTTTTGAAGATGACGATAGAGACCTGGTTTGTTGTTCCGTTAAAAATTTGAACAATGTGGTTTCCATGGAGTCTTTATTTGTGTCCGAGAGCGATATGCCAGATATTTCAGCATCGTGTCTATATGGAACACGTAAGGCTAATAACAAGCGAAGTGCCCCTATGCTTATGACACTGCACTCCGTCAAAGCTGTTAGTAATATCGATTATGAGTTAACTGGTACTACTATTAATGGACATGTGTGGCCGCTTGTTGAAATAAAATCAAAGAAGGGATATATGTATTCGTGTCAAGGTACAATGGCTGGAGACTGTGGCATGGTGTTTATGCATACGGATTCAAGGTATGCAGCCAAGTTATGTGGCATACATGTCGCAGGATCAGGAACTACAGGGTATTCTGAGTGCCTTACACGTGAGGATATACGATCAGCCCTAGAGTATTTTGATCAGTTGCCAACTATACAAAAGCCACAATTTGTAGACTACACTATTGAGCCAGGATATGTTATAGATGATACTGATAGACTTCGTGTTCTTGGCTCTGCTGGCATGTTTCAGTTTGCTGATAGGGAAGTTTCAGCCAAGAATGTTATGCCTAGCCACACAAAAATAAAGCCTAGCATGTTTCAAGATGAATTGATTGCAATGGGAATTAAGAATTATACCAAGCCAGTACACCTTAGACCATTTGACAAAGATGGAGAGAAAATTTCGCCTCTAAAGAAGAGTGTACAAAAATTGGTCACCACCACATTACCTTTTGATCATAATGTGGTGGATGATGCAATTGAAGCCGTCCTCATTGCAATTGATATTGGAACGGCTCGAGCTGATAGGAGAATTTTATCAGAAGATGAGATGATTATGGGTATGGGGAGCTTGAAAATGATTGATATGTCCACTAGTCCAGGAGCTCCCTATAATAAAGTGCTATCAGGAAAATCAAAAAGAGTGTGGTTCAATCAAGTTGGAGATAAGTTCGAGATGGGTGAACATTTGAAGCAACAGTTTAAGCAAAGAGAGAGTAGTGCATTAGCCGGTCGTGCCATTGATTTAGTCTTTATGGATACATTGAAAGATGAGACCCAGGAAATTAGCAAAGTTGATAATGGTAAGGCACGACTATTTCAAGTGGGTCCGATCGATCTTACGTTGCTCTTACGAAAGTATTGTGGAGCTTTTATAAGTGCCGTTCAATCTAACCCAGTAATGAGTGAGATCTCTATTGGTATAAATCCTTACTCATTAGATTGGCACATGTTGCATAAGAGATTGAGTGTTCATCCACATGTTCTGGCTGGTGATTATTCCAATTTTGATGCATCAATATCCCATCAGATTGGAATGGCGTGTGCAGATATTATTAATGACTGGTATGGCACAGAGGATAAGAAGTTTAAAGTGTTGCGTCGAACAATTATGAGCCAGTTGTTTTCAAGTGTGCAGATAGCCAATGATACAGTGTACCAAATGCTGCAGGGTAATCCTAGTGGTGAAGCTCTGACCACTATTGTTAATTGTCTGGCCAATATGTTGTACATGAGAATAGCGTTCCATGATATAACAGGTATGAGTATTGGTCAGTATTCGCAACACGTGCAAGCAGCATTTTATGGTGATGATAGTGTCATGACAGTAAGTAAAACAGCATTTGACAAAAACTATGATATGATAGGATTAGCCGAGTTCTTTGCTAGATATAACATCACATATACTAATGCACGAAAAGAGGCTATGGATGCTCGAGAAGAACAATGGAGCAATGTGTCATATATGAGCAACAAATTTGCCATTCAACCAACGATGGGAGTGTATGTTGCTCAAAAACCCATGCCGGATATAATAGAAGTTTTAATGTGGTCCAAATCTGACCCGTTAAATGCCCAAGACCAACTACAGAGGTCAAACTGTAGTTTATTGTATTCGGCTGCGTATGGTCGGGAAGTCTTTGAAGGGATGAGGAAAATTATTTTAAAGTTGTTTCGAAGCAAAATGTTTGAAGGTTTGTCCATTAATATCGACGAACTTTTTACGTATGATATGTGTCTGGAGATTATGTATCCAGGCATGGATCATGAACTACGTTCACCAGTACCCGTTGGTGATAGCTTGCGTGATCCTAGTGATGAAGATCTTACTGGGAATCCTCTCGTCCTGATCGGAGATAACGGCGAGAAAAACATCTCTGCAAATCAAGAAGAAGAATTACAAATTATCAGCGTGCCGCAACCGCAAACAGCGAGCTTCAACAACTATGCGGCAAAAAAGAACCAAAGAAAGAAAGAAGGAAAGCCCAAACCACGAGGAAAAGCGTTGGAGCCCATGGCTGATGTGCCTAGTAGGTTGGTTGGGCAGTTTGGGGATGAAAATAATGAAGTTATAAAGGCAATGACACAACGAACGATGTTCCATCATTTAACACATCAGATCATAGCTGAAGCAAGGTGGATAAAATGGAAGACACAGTTAATACCAACATTAGAACACGATGCTGGTCTTATTGAAGATTTTGATATGGTGTCATCCTCATTACATACTTTGCTAGACAAGTTAATCAAAGTCAAAGCGGGTATATTAGGATATTTAACACGCTATGATGCCACGCCACCTGTTTTGACTCCACACCTGACTCCACAGATGGATCGAATTCATGAAGTAGATCAAATTACTAAGTTTGATGATACTGTTGAGAAACATGTCGTTGAAACACCATCTCACGACACAAGGATGCCGATGCAGCAGATAGATGTCACGCAAGATGCTATGCTTAAGCGTCCAGTTTTAATATCGACGTTTAAATGGAATGCCACAGATGTTGAAGGAACTATTAAGGCCACGATATCGCTTCCAAAAGATTGGTTGACTAGTTACATAGCTCAAAAATTAAATGGTCATGCTTTCATGCGCACTGACTATAAATTGCGAGTTTTGGTAAATGGAACTAGGCAACATTATGGTAGATTGGGCATGTGTTGGATTCCAATGGACAATTGTATTGATGATCATTATAAGACAGCTTCGGTTATGATGACGAGTCCAAATTGGGCACAGGTTGATGCATGTTCAGATCAACCAGTAGAAATATTTGTGCCTTATAAGAATATTAGGGAGAAATATACAGTTAATTCTGTCTTGCAACGAGAAGACATTGATCAGTGGACAGTGTTTAGAGTGTTTGTGACGGTTCCTCTTGCAATGGTTGAAGGCATAGCTAGTAGTGTATCTGTTTCGATATTTGCTGAAGCAGTGAACATGGAGCTTAGTGGGTATGCAAGTGGTAGTCAAGTGTTTCCAAACCAGTTGCCATTAACTTTAGCTGGTCATATTGCCACTCCATCGTTGGTAGCGCAAATGGACACTTTAACAAAAGAGGCTGAGGACAAGACAAAGAAAGGTGTAGTTGGAAAAACATTGCAGACAATTGGTAAAGCTGCAACATTTTTGATGCCTGTGCCAGAGATTGGGCCTGTGTTGGCGGCTGGTGGTTATGTCACACAAGGTTTAGGCCATGTGTTGGAGTATTTTGGATTATCAGTGCCACCATCAACAGGTATTACGAATCGAATGCAAGTGTTTCCACCCATGACCTATAAGAGTGTTGATACGCCCGCAGCTGAGGTCATGGGTCAATCACAAACGGATCATGCGTTTGTGGATTATTCATTAGTTAGAGATGTGCCGAACGCGGCAACAATATCATACTTTGCACAAACACCTGCATTGTTTGACACTGTTTCTTGGAAAGCTAGTGATGCTGTGGGCACAAATTTGTATGAGTTACCACTAAATCCATACTTGTGGTATAAAACCAAAGACACCACGGTAGCTAACATCAAGAGGTATGAGTGTACTCCAATCAGTAGAACTACTGAGTTTACGAAATTTTGGCGTGGTAGTTTAAAGATACACTTCTCCATGGTTGCGAGTCGATTTCACTCTGGAAGATTGCGTATTAGTTATGATCCAACAGCAACTACAAACGTCATCTCCGTCGATAATGCGCAAAATCTCATAAATCATGTGTGGGACATTAATGAGTTGACTGATAAGACAATTGAAATACCATATGATCAGATTTCGTTGTGGCGTGTATGTAATAGTACGCAAAATGGGCAAATTGGAAAGTTAGCCGTTCAGGTGATTAATCCATTAACATCCAGTGCTGTGACAACTAATAGTGTGTCTTTTCAAGTGTTCGTATGCGGTGGCGATGATTATCAAGTTGCTGTTCCTCGACCAATGCAAACTACGAGATTCTTTGTGCCTCCAGGAACTAAGAAGAATGCTGGTGCGATTCAAGATAAAAAGGATGGAAAAGGTATGGTAACGGTTGAAGTTGTGCCTAAAGTACCAGCCACTCCAGCACCGGGTGCACAAGTGACACCACCAAAGCTAGCGGCACAGAGTTTTACTGTAGGTGATAGTTGTGAGTATCCAGCGTTGTCTGCAGAGTGCATAAGAAGAACTAAACCACAAGTTATGGGACAAGGAGTGAAATATATGGTCAATAATGCAAGCACTATTGAACCTATCCATACATGGAAGCAGTTAACGAACATGCTGACGCAGTCTTCGACAACTACATTTACAAGTCATGATCATCAGTGTATTAGTTTTGGACTTGGTGGTTTTTTAGAGAATAATCCGAAAGCCTGGTTGTTGGATTATCTTACTCATTTTATGTTTTGGAGAGGTTCTATGAGGCTAGCAGTTTATGGAGTGCCAAATTTGCAAACGCGAGCACAAACTGAAGTTTTTATTGGTACGGTGCCTAATGGAAATTTGATATACGATGAAACATTGCCCATTCCATGGACATATCCTGTGTATCGTGACACGCGAGACAATAACACTCTGTCTCCAGCTGATTATGTGTTGCCATATGCAGGTGAGTTTGTGTGTGCAGTTAATACCAAAGGGTTTGGAAAAACATACGAGAGAGCGCATTCTCGTGGCTACGTAGAAATGTGGGTGCCAGAAAATGTTGCAGTAGTCCCAAAATCGAACTTGAGTGTCTGGATCGGAGGAGGTGACGATTTTATTATGGGCCATCAATTGCCCGTTCCACCTCGCTATAGCGCATAGAGGATTGAATGATCTAGTGTGTGTGTGTGCGAGTCATACATGTTGTGACGAAAGTGATACTTGTGTGTATGAGCTGTGTGTTTGCATGGTGTTGGAATTAAAGTATAAAAAAAAAAAACAAGAAACCC